GTTGATATTTTAAACGGTAAACAATCAAAAAAATAATTTAAAAACATGCCACAACCACAAATTACATTCATAGAAGGGCAAGGCGGTTTAGGTAGACCTTTAGAAACTAAAGACCATGTAAGTGGTATGGTATTCTATACGGCTACTTTACCAAGTGGCTTTTCAACAACGGTAAGAGAAAAAACATTTTACCAAACATTAGATGCCGTTAATGCCGGCATCAAAAATGACCATTCAGATGCAACGGCTGCAACTGCGACATATTTAATTTCTACTTTAGGTGCAACAGGTAACACTATTGAACTAAAAGTAAATGACTTAAATAAAGCAACAGGAGCAACGCAAACAACATCTTTAGGAGTTTATACCAAAACAGCTTTAGATACTACTATTGCTATTATGGGTGCTAATATTGCAGCGTTGATAAATAGCGGAACAAGTACACATGGTTATACTGCAACATTTGCAACTGCAACCATTACAATTACAGCACCAAAAAACTTTGGTATATTCTTAAATAGCGGAACGCCATTAAGTGCAACTATTGTTGGTACTATTGCAGGAACAATAACACAATTTACTGGCGGTGTGGCTTCTAAATTAGCTATCTATTATTACCATATTAGTGAGTTTTTTAGAATTAATCCAAAAGGATATTTACACGTTGGTTTTTATGCAGTACCTACTACATACGACTTTACAGAAATTACTACTTTGCAAAACTTTGCTAATGGTGAAATTCGCCAAGTAGGTGTTTACAAAGATGCGGTTTACGCTACTGCTGACATGACTGCTATCAATTTAGTGTGTGAAGCTAATAAAGCCGTTAAAAAGCCTTTAATTGCGTTGTATGCAGGTAATATACAAGCTATAACAGATGTTGCAACATTAACAGATATATCTACTTTAAATGCGCAGAATGTAACCAATGTTATTGGTCAGGATGCTGGCGGTTATGGTAATTTCTTATACAAAGGAAATGCTAAAAGTATATCTTGTTTAGGTACTCAATTAGGAGTAGTAAGTGAAAGAAAAGTAAGTGAAAGCATTGCATGGGTAGAAGTATCAAATGTAAGTAATGGTATTGAGTGCGAAACAATAGGCTTTTCAAATGGTCAATTATTTAGCGCAGTTACAGATGCTACATTAAATGTAATAAATAGCTTTAAACATACTTATTTGCGTAAATTTGTAGGGTATGCTGGTAGTTACTTTAACGATAGCCATACAGCAACTTTAGCAACATCTGACTATTGCCAAATTGAGAATAATAGAACAATCCAAAAAGCTGAGCGTTTGCTTTATGCACGTTACATGCCGAAGTTAAATAGTCCTATTACATTTAATCAAAATGGAACTTTATCAGATGTTACGATTGGAACATTTGAAACAATAGGTAATAGTGCTTTAGACGAAATGGTAGTAGCTGAGGAGTTAAGTGCTAGAAGTGTTTATATCAATCCTTTGCAGAATGTTTTAGCCACATCAAAATTAATAATCACCGCTAACTTGGTAATCAATGGAGTTGCAAGACAAATTGAAATCCCAATAGGCTTTAAACCAAGTATATAATAAATGACACCTTTAATTAATGGCGTATCATACGCATCAACAAATATAACAGCCGTAGTACCTTTGGTTGGTGTGCTTACTGGCATAGTTGGATTAGACTATGAAGTAAAGCAAGATGTAAAGAATAACTATTCTTTTCAGCAAGATCCAACAAGTAGAGCATTTGGGCAAAATACCTATACTGCAAGCGTAGAAGTATATAAAGAGCAATGGAATAAAATAATAGACGCAAGTCCATTAAGAGATCCAATGAAATTGCCTTTGTTTGACATAACAGTAGTATTTGGTGGTGGTAATACTCTATATAGAAAAGAAGTATTAAGAGGCGTATCGTTTGCCAACAATCCAATGAGTGTAAAAGGTGGTGACACCAAATTAACTTGTAAGATTGACTTGGTGATAGCTGGAATAGATTACTAAACAAAACAAATATATATGAAGGAAAAAAAATTAACCGCTATTCTTAGCGAAGAAGAGAAACAAGAGTACGAAGCAAAAGCATTGGAGTTAAAAGAAAAATATAAGTGTGCAAATGTGTACACTTATATTGGAATACATCCTACAACGCTTGAAAGAATTGTAAGCTACATTCAAGAGCCTAATTACATGACAAAGTTAGCCTTAATGGACAAAGCTGGTCAAGTAGGTATTAACATGGCTGGCGAAGAGTTAAGAATGATTTGCCAATTAAAAGATGAAAGCCATCCTTTAACCTATGGCGATACATTTGAAAGTGAGCCTTACAAATTAGGAGTTGTCCAGCTTTGTATTACTACAATTACAATGATAGCAGACGCTTATAAAAAAAAATAGCACGCTACAAAATAACTGACAACTCCGATAGGTATAGCATTATGTGCGCTACCATTCGGGGTTGTTTGCGTTTAACAATGAATGAAATAGAAACAATGACTGAAGATGAATTTTTACAAGCCTATTATCAATGTGAATATTATCTATCTATCACACACCAAGTAAAATTTAATTAATGCAAAATATTGTAACATACGTTTTAGGCTTACAAAGCGGTCAATTTGAAAGTGGATTGGCGCGTGCTAATGGATTAACCAACCAATTAACATCAAGTGTAAGCGGATTAGGTGCTGCAATAGGTGTATCTTTTGGAGTTGCAGGTATTGCCATGTTTACTAAATCTGTAATTGAAGCAGGTACAACTGTTGAAAATGCTCAAACTGGATTAACTACATTGTTAAAAAGTTCAGATGAAGCAAGAAAAGTAATACAAAATACTTTAGAAGATGCACAAAAAACACCATTTGCGTTTGAAGGATTACTAGCAGCAAATAAGGCATTGATAAGTGCAGATGAAAGTGCAAAAGGTGCAAGAGAAGCAGTTTTAAATTTAAGCAATGCCATTGCTGCAACTGGTGGTGGAGATGCTGAATTGCAAAGAATGGTTGTGAATTTACAGCAGGTTAAAAATGTAGGTTTTGCAAGTGCATTAGATATTAAACAATTTGCTTATGCAGGAATAAATATTTATAAAGTATTACAAGAGGCGGGAATTAAAGTTGGCGAAGGTGCGAAAATTACCTACGAACAAATAACAACGGCTTTAAAGGCTGCACATGATGAAGGCGGTATTTATTTCAATGGATTAGAAAATATGGCTGGGAATACAAGTGTGCAAATATCTAATTTAGGTGATGCATTTTTTCAATTAAAAGTTGCATTTTTTGAAGATTTAAAGCCAATGATTACAGATTTTGTAAGTGGGTTAAAAAGCACTATTGAATTTGTAAAAGAACATAGCGATGGCATAATTGCACTTACTAAAGGGTTAATTGCTGGTGCTTTAGCTTTTAAAGCTATTGCAATTGGTAGTGCAATAATAAATGGAATCACATTAGCCTTTAGTGCATTGACACCAGCTGTTGCAACTACAACAGTTGCACTAGAAGGGATGGCAGTTGCATCTAGTTTTGCATTAGGTCCAATAGGTTTATTAATAGTTGGTGTTACTGCTTTAGCAGTTGCATTTTCTAGTTTAGAAAGTGCAGAAGAAAGCCAAGCTAAAAAACACCAAGCTTTGAAGGAATATGCTGTAACTGATGAGGAAGAAATGCTGGCGGAAGTTGAGAAAAAGAATAGTGGTAAGGCAGGTTGGAGTAAAGCATTGATGTATAAAAACGAAAAGGCTAACTTGCAACAAAACTTAGCAGAAAATAGAAAAGAATGGGAAAAAATAAATTACGAATTAAAAAGAGAACAAGAAGCGGCAGAAGGAAGTGATGATTATTATTCCCCAAATACGGTACTAACAAAAAGCGCGAAAGATTTACAGGATGCAGGTGATATTTTACAATCAAGAATTGCAACCGTAGATAGATTAAGCGCACCACCTAAATCTGCTCCAATAACGGCATTAACCAATAAAGCAAAAACAGCAAAAACAAACGCGCCAAAGTTTGACAAAGCACAAGGTCAAAAAAGTATCACTATCAATGTATCAATTAAAGACTTGATAGGCACTTATAATTCAACAGTAACAAATGTGCAAGGTAATGCAACCAAGATAAAAGAAGCGGTGCTTGGTGCGCTTACAGGTGCAGTAAATGATTTTCAAATAGTAGCAGGGCAATAATATGAGTAGTTTTACAAACGCAAAGACAGCAATTAGATTTGATGCTGGCAGTTACGAAGATAGTAATGGCAATACAATTTCATTCCAACAATTAGCCTATAAATCGGCATTGGTTAGCGTAGGGCAAGCTAAAAAGATTATTAAGTCAGAGATGCAAGGTAGAGATGGAACGGTAAAGGAATATATTGGGTTAGATGATTATAGTATAACAGTTACTGGTATTATAACTGGCGAAAATGGCATACAGCCAGTAGATGAAGTAATTGCATTGAAAAATATGTTAGATGCACCAATTAAGATAGATGTAGTTTGTCCTTATCTGCAAACATTGGGCATTTATTCATTGGTAGTTGAAAGTTACGAATTACCACAATTTGAAGGCGGTATATCTTATCAAAACTTTACTATACAATTTAGCTCAGATATTCCAACGGAATTAAGAATAAGCGAAAGCAATCAAACATCAAGTTTCAATGCTGCTGACTATGTAGGTACTTTAAATCTTTCTGCAAGTGTATAGAGTTAGAACAAATATAAATATTGAGCAAATCCCTAAAGATGAGTTTCCAACGCGTAAAAGTAAAATAAAATTAGACTTTTGCACATCCTACGAATGGAATAGTAGCTGGGAGAATTTCACAGATAAAGGCACATTAGTTTTTCCTAAAAACTTATTTTACAAAGATGCAAAAAATGCTTTAAGTACCTTAAATGGTACGAAAGTAAATATAGGTGGTTTTAGTGGTGAACCGCTAATAATGCGAGGTGATAAAATTAGTTTAGCTAGTGGCTATCAATATCGTAAAGAGGCATTGACTAAAGATGTGGTAGAGATGGCAACTATTTTTGAAGGCTATGTAAGCAAAGTATATTCAAGTATTCCAATTAAGTTAGACATTGAAGATAATATG